TTCACACGCGACAGGGCATCCAGCCGCCCAGTCGGGGGCTACAGACATGATGCCAGTTATATACTTCATAGCGGCATCTAGTTCATCTTCTGGCACAACGCAGACCGCCGCGTCATGCACGGTTAGCGCCACGCGATGCTTCTCATTGACCTCGATCATCTGAGAGCCAACCACGATACGAGCCAATGCCTGCACAACGTTTTCTACGACAGCGCCGCCCCAGATAGAGATCGATCCCTTACGAGAGTCATAGAACACGCGCATCTTGCCGCTCTCTTCGTCCACCTCGCGCCGCAGATTCTTGTATCGGATACGCAGGTTATTGGGCAGGATGATGCCGTCTCGGTCGTAGTACACGCAGTTGTGTTTGCCGAACACCTTGGGGCCGTTCTTGAACGAGCCATTCATCATGTCCTCAAGCATCATGTCAGCCTCGGCCCACAACTCGATGATCTTGTCGTTCTTCTCGCGGTACACCCCCACGATGCGCTTGGCTTCGTCATCATCAATCTTGACACTGATTGGCTGTGATGTTGCCAGCGTGTGCTGAAGCTTTGTAGCACCAGTCCCATAGCCAAGGCCCAAGATGCAGGTCTTGCCCACAAAGCGTTGTTCAGCATCTTTCTTGGTGATGGTGCGCCCGTAGACTGCTGAAGCAAACAGCGAGTAAACATCTTCGCCACTAGCAAACTGTTGCACCACATCGTCTTGTCCAGCTAACCATGCAACCATACGGGCCTCAATTTGTGATGAGTCACAGTTGATTATCACGTAGCCGTCTGGTGGCACGATTGCTTTCTTGAGCGCCTTCTTCTTGGGGTCACGACTCGGTAGATTCTGAAAGTTAATCTTGTCCATGCCCGACCAGCGGCCAGTGTGAGCACCATAGTATTTCAGGGGTACCGGAATCAATCCTCTATGCCTCTTGCCAATATCCATGAAGCGCTTGATGCGGCCCTCTTCTAAGGTTGACTTGGTTCCAAGGCGCACAGCGCATAGGTGTTGAATGAAAGTATCATCGTGTTCGCACAACGCAATGAAGCCCTCATCTTTCTTGGCGAGTGCTGGCACATTCTTCTTTTGCTTCTCGCTGTATTTCATCGGCACGACGATGCCATGCTTACTCAACACCTTGGCAAACTTCAGATTGCTAGAGAGATTCTTACGCACATCCTCTTCAGTCTCACATTCTAGGTCTACCATCAAGGACGACAGTAGTTGAGATTTTTCTGAATACAACGCCTCAAGGCGCTCACTAAGCTTCTCTTGGTCTACGTATAGGACTGGCTCAATAAACATGCGTAAAGTCATGTCAATCAGGCGCAGTTCATCCATAGGAAACTCTTTGGACATGATGTTAAAGAGTCGGTAGGTCAGCGTCACGTCATTGCGGCAATACTCACCGTATCGTGCAAGGTCTTCTGGTGTAAAGTCTACGCGCCGCTTGTCGATAGCGGCAACCACCTCGTCGCCCTTAACGCCAACGTCATAACGTTCAGCCAAAGCTTTGAGTGAGCCGCCTGCATCAACACCATGAAGTGCGCGTGCAATACACAGCGTGTCGAGATACACAGCGGGTTTGATGCCGAATATCCAATGCAGAATCGAGCCGTCGAATAGCGTGTTGTGAGCAAGCATCATGGAGTTGCGCCAGTCGAACTGAGCTAGCCAGCGGCGCAGTGTTTCACGGTCCCCTGAACACCAGACTGGCTCTCCTGAATCCACTTGCACAGACACACCAATGACTTCAAAGTCTGGGTCGCGCACATACTCTTCGGTTGTTTGCGACTTGAAACCTAAGCCCTTACTTGTGTAGTATGTTTCAAAGTCGATTGTGAGTATATTCATTGAACGGATCTCGGTGATAAGGAGGTTCCAAGGTCTTCCATCATAGCTTCAGCTAGTACGCTTAACTCTTCATAGATTTCTTTAGAGTCCATGTTAGAGCACAGCATGCCCGTGCTGTCTCCATCTTTGTTGGGTACGATCAAAAGCATGCCCGACTTGTCTGCTACCGCCTTAAGCATCATGACAATAGCTGCTTTAAGAAAACGTTCATCGTCGCTGTCTAGTTTGCTGTACAGCGCTTTGAGTGCTTCCTCGGTGATCTGTTCTTCGGTCGGTTTCATTGAAGCTTCTCCAGTTCAATCAACAAGTCAACGTAGTGCTTGACCTTCTCTAAGTCCTTGAGGCCATTCTTCTCACGCCAGCGAGTGATGTATTTCACGATGTTGCCCTCGATGAATGGCAGGTTGTTAGCGTGGATGTATTCGATGGGCTGAATCTTCATCTTCTTGTAGTGGTCGCCCCCGACTTGCACGTTGAGTGCGCCTGTATTGGCAGTCGCCTGCCAGCCGCCTAGTTCTTGGCTTGTGGTAACGAGTGTATCCATGGCCTCGTTCTGCTCGGGCGTAAGCGGGTTGTCGGCTAGGCGTTGCATAGTACGTTTACGGATGTTGTAAACATAAGACGGTGCTATTTGATACTTTTTAGCTAACTTCTTTACGTCAGCATCTGGGTTGTTGGTGAACTCCAAAACGAGTTTGCCAGTTGTGGATTTATATTGCATGATTTACTCCTGTGAGTTGGTGGTGAAGTGAAAGAGATTTGACTGCCATTATTTCGGCTCCCTCAATGGCAGAATCTCACCCCGCACCGTCTGGCACATGAGTGTGTTGTCTTGCCAGTGGGCGCCAGTCTGTGGGCCGTAGAGTTCTTGGCAGAGTTTGTCTGCGTAGCCCTCTGTTTCAATCGGCGCTTTGCCAAGGTGATGCATCAGCACAAACGTGCCGACCCAGAGCACCAGCACGATGGTGTAGAGCACCGCGAGTTGTTTGTCATTCATCCTTCTTCTCCTTGAAGTCATCTACTGCGATGCAGCCTCGCGTTCTGCAACCTTCATCCATGTCAGGTAGGTAATCGTCTAGCGCAGCGTACATCCGCTGACGCATAAGATCCTTGTTGCCGTGGTACAGGTAGGCTAGATCAATCAGTGTATCCAGCAGGGGCTTCGCCTGTTCGTATCTCATTCCTCTTCTCCTTCGTCTTTCCTAATCCATCTGTCCCACATCAGGTACATCCGAATGTCGTTGCCGAACATCCCCATTTGCTGCCTCGCTTTCATGAGGTGGTGCTCCAGTATGCGCTCACTGATCTTCTCGACATACGCAGCGCGCTTGGTGCCCCCATGCTTACAGATGAGGCGCAGTGTGTAGCACTGGCACTTCGTCAGCTTGTATGGGTTGCGCATCGCACGTTTGCGGTCAAGCTCGGTGAGCGGTAGTTGGGTCACACTCATTGGTACTCTTCCTTTAGCGTCCAGCCGATGTCAGGGCGGTGCTTGGGTTTGTGAATCTCATGCGTGGGGTTGGCCACCTGCATGATGTAGCGTTGTGCTTTGCCATAGTACCCCTTGCCGCCGATCTCCAGCACTTGCGCGATTTCTTTGACCGTCATGGGCCTGCCTGTTTTCTTGAGCAGGTCAACCACACGTTGGCGCTGGTACGCAGCATTGATGAACTTGTTGAGTGGCTTGTCGAACGGATAGGGTCTCCATGTGGTTTGTGGCATCAACACGCTCCATATCGAAGTGAATACCAAATAGAGGTTACTGTGATGAACCCGATGCCGATGAGAATTCCTGCCAATAAACCAAGGAAAACAACCAGCAGGACGCTTTTGGTTTCGGGGCTCATGTGTTCTTTTCCTTTAGCTTTTCCTCTACTGCAATCATCAACTCAAAAGTTTTATAGTAATACTTTTGATTAATCTTTAACATATCCATCTTGGTTAACCCAACCCACTGACGCTGAGCAGCGTACTCTTGCGTGTCGTCATCCTCGGCGGCTTGCCTGCGCTTGATTTCTTTCTCAATGCGCTCAAATTCTTCGTCTTCTTCGTTCATGTCTCTCTCCTAAAACGGTGCTTCACCCACGTCATCGGGGTACTGGCGTTGTGGTTTCGTGTTCTTGACAGGTTGTGCTGGCATGGGGAATGGCGGGAAAGGGTTCATTGCTCCCTCGCTTTCAGCATGGCGTCGGCCACTCGGTATGCAGCCTCCGCTGTCCCTTGAGGTGACACCTCACGAAGCCACTCCGGGCTACCCAAGTACCCCTGCATCGCCTTGGCAGCAAAGTAGTCGCGCA